GGTCTGGGCGAGGTTGTTCGCGTAATCGGAGGGATCTAGCAAGGCTGATAGTCTCCCTTCCGGCTACGTCAAGAGTTGAACGGCCTCCAGTCATCGGGTGAGGACAGCGGGTGCTCGCGCTGCAGGCGCGTGACTTCCTCCTGGATCTGCGTGTCGTCCCAGTCAGGGTGTGCGAGCTCGACGCTGGTTTGGAGGCTGAGGGCCTCTACACCGCGCAGCGTGGCCACAGTCTGGGCGTTGTCCGCGACGGTCGCCTGGTGGAGCTGTGGGAAGTCCACGCTAATGTCTGTCTCATCCAGGCCAGGCGCGTTAAAGAGTGCTCTGTCGGTTCGGAGCATCTTCACTAAGAGGGCCTGCACTGCGGGTTTTTCGCAGCGGATCTTGCGCCCGCGAGTGGTCTCCGTGGTCGCTTGGCGTGCTCGGACTTCGGTCGCGGTAATGTCCGTGTCTTGGACTTCGCCGAAAGTGGCCATGCTGTAACGGGCGTTGCGGATGATCTGGCGGGTGAGGTCTAGCGCGGTTTGCTGGTGCTCCTGCCAGCGGATCTGGAATTGCTGGGGTTCGGCGATCCCGCCGTCTTTGAGAGCGCCGAAGCCTTCCAGAGGCGTGAACACTTCTCGATCCAGGTCGAAAGCAGGCTGTGAGTCACCGCCAGGCCCGGTGTTCTCCAGCATCGACCGGTCAACGATGATTCGAGCCTTGGCGAGGCGAACGTCGCGCATCCACGCGCTATAGGTTTCGTCCAGAGCGTCGAAAAGCTGCTCTGAGCCTTCCAGGTCGGAACGGCCCATGTACCGCCCTTGCGGGTGGTGCCTCCAGCGTCGCTGCGGTGTCATGTTCGGCGTGTAGACAACGTTCAGGCCGGGCGTGCGCGGGACGCTCAATTCCGCCTGGTCGTTGACCAGCTGGGCTAGGGGAGCGGTGGAAGGATGCTCTGTCAGCGGGATCAGGCGGCCCAGGTTGGTGGAGGTTCCTTCGTAGAGGCCGTGGAGGATCACGCCGTTACCTGCCGCGTCGAGTTCGTGGCGCTCCAGGTGGCGGATGAAGTGTGAGCCGTCGGACGCGAGGTCAGTCCAGAAGGTCACGACCACAAGGCGGCCCCATCTAAACTCAGGAATAGCCGCGTCTGCGTCAACCACGCTCAGGAACGGGCGGGAGAGGATCGCGGGATCCCAGGTGACGCGGGTGTAGCGGCCGCCCAGGGCTGCGGCTGTCTCGGCTCCGGTGATGAGGGCTTCTAACAGGCCGTCATCCTTGTATCGCTCGATCTGGTCCGAAGTCGCCTCGTTAATCGCGGTGATACGTGGAGGGGTGGAGTAGAGAAGATCGGCGGAGGTTGCGCAGATGTCGGAGGCGATAGGGATGTGTAGATCACCGCGCGAAGGCCCGCCGGTTGACGTGGTGCCACGATTACGGCCCCAGAAGAAGCGGCCCACGAAGCCGGAAAGGTTACGACGGTGGCGGGCTTGTACTTCAGAGTCGCTGCGGTAGAGGTTCCACAGCCGCTGCGGATCGCCGATCCACCAAGCCTCCCAGGTCCGCATATCGTCCAAGAGGGCCTGATAACCGGCTGGCGGCCACGGCGTATTGTGGTCGGGAAGTGGCAATGGTCCTCCTAGGTCTTATAGCGTCTGTGGTCGACTCTTGCGCGCCATTTGCGCTCGGTGGTTGCTAGGGCATAGCGTGCAGCGTCGAGGCTGTGGTCTGCGGTTTTGATCGGTTTGTCATGGCCTTGCAGCTGGGCTTTGCTGTCCCAGCTGTAGCCGGGTATTTCGCCGATAAGGCCACTGCATCGGTCTGAGATTTTCAGGCTTCCCGAGGCCAAGAGACTGGCCATGAGGCGGATACCGTAGAGCACGTCGTTATCAGCGTCGGTGAGTCCCCACGCGCCATCCTGCCTGAGTTGAACTTTGAAGCTGGCGGCGGCTGGGTCGACGATGATACGGCCAGGGACTAAGTCCATATTCGGCGCGTGTTCTTTCGTCTTTAGCCAGGTGAGAAGTCCATCGGATTGTTGCGCGTCGGTCCATGTTCCGTGTCCTCGGTTCGTGCGGTCGATCCGGTACTCATCCACGAGGTAGAGGATGTCGTCCTCGCCATGTGCGAGGATCAGCCCGGCTGTGGGGTTCTGGGTGCCGTAGTCAACGCCCACCGCGTAACAGTCCGTCATCATCGGCAGGCTTTGCCAGGGGACAACGTGGGCCGAAGGATCCCACATGTCATAGACAGCGCCTTCTGCGGACACCCACTCGCCCTGGATGAAACGCCGGTACCAAAGGCCGGTAAACTCGCGTTTCACGCTCTCGATGTATTCCGGCTCTAGGCCGGGGTTATCGTCCATGGTGAAATGATGGAAGGCCCAGTCAACCAGTGGCTCTTGGCCACGTTCCCTAATCTGCGCCTCAGTGTTGCCAGTGCGCGGGATCCGGTCAATGAAGCCGGTTTTAAGCCAGTGAGACGGGCTGTCAGGGTTGGTGGTAGCGATCAGCTTCGCACCGGGCACGCTGAGGCGGCCACGTAGCTGGATGAAGAAAGGCTCAGGGAGCAGTGTTGCTTCGTCGACGTATGCGCCCGCGAGTGTTACGCCTCGGACTTTGTTCTCTGCGGCTGCGTCGTTCGCGCCGATCAGCTGAACGCGGCGGCCCATGATAACGGCCGTGTCTGACCGGGTGGAATGACGGCCCAGCGCGCCAGGGGCGAGCATCTCTATTACGTCGAGGACGTTTCGCTGGATGGTGGTTCGCGTCTTGCCGATGATGGCGAGGTGGCCTTTAGGTGCTTGTGGGATCCGGTGGAGGAAGGCGAGAAGGCTTGAAAAGGTCTTACCGGAGCGGATGGCTCCGTCCATGAGGATGAACTTAAAAGCAGGGTTGAGCATGTCTTGCCAGGCTTGGATCTGCTTAGCGGAGAGTGACACGCTCGCTGCCCTCCTTAGTCAGGTGTTGCGGCTGCAGCCTTGATGGAGTTTGAGAGCAGCTGGGTGAGCATGTCGTACGTCTCCTTGGCTTCGTCAGCGGCCTTGGGTGATTCCACGCCGTGCAGCTTCTCAATCTTGGTCATGATGGCGAGGCAGCGATCCATAGCGAACAGATCGCCCCGGACGGCCTTCTCGTAGGCGACTGCGAGCAGTTCGTCGCAGCGGTGCAGCTCTAAGTCGAGGACTTCTTCTGCGCGGTCGCGTGTGATGTCTTTGAGTGCGTCCTCGACGTACTTGTGGGAGGTGGCCACGCTGATCTTCATTGCTTTGGCGATTGCGCGGTATGGGTAGCCGGACAGGCGGAGGCCGAGGGCTTCGTGCATACGGTCTCGGCGTTCTTTTTTCAGCCGGGTTGTCTTTGGTCCTTCGCGTCTGGGCACCGTGGCCTCCCTCCCTGGGCATGAGTAAACCCCGGTAAGCATCAACGCTAAACCGGGGTTGGAAAGTATGTTTAAGGCCTCTAGCTACACTTCTAAAGCCATTAACATACTAGCAGGGTTCACGCGCTTTTCGCAAGCAACGACACAAGCGCGCCGACGCGATAAAGCGCCGGTCCAGCGCCGGTTTTACGCGGGGCAAGCTTCCCGCGCGCAATCCATGTTTTCACGCTTCCCAGAGGCACGGGACGGGCTGCGACGATCTCAGCCGCGCGCCTGGCCTGCTCGCGAGGTAGCCACATGTCTGCCAGCTGGCCGCGTAGAGCATCCAGGGCCGCGTCCACGTCAAACCGGCACCCGCAGGCCGGGCAGGTGGCCACAGTGGCTTCCGGGAAGACCATCACGTCCTGCTCGCACTCCGGGCAGGGGCCAACGTAGCGGCGCTCAGCTCGCACGGGGCTTGTGAGCATTTCCAGCCTGGCGAGAGCGTATGAAAGTTCATCAAAGAACTGTGGAGCGTCCGGCCACCTGCGGAGTCTGTCTGCGCTGGACTGAATGATCCGCTTAGCCTGGTACCAGTCGCCGTTCACATAGGGGATCGGTGGACACGCGAAGTTACGGACTTCAATCACCCAGGTGTTCAGAGAATCCCTCATCTCGTCGATTTCGGCCATGAGGTCAACGCTCAGAGGCGGGCGAGACGCGGCCGCTCCTGAGCCTCCCTGCGAGCCGTGGGAGGTGAGGGAGTAGAAAGCATCTTCCATGAGGGAAGGGAGGTTAGAGACGAGGCTTGCGATCCGGTTAGCAGCGCTCCGGCTAATCGTCTCGCCTCTGGCGATAGCTTCGCCAGTGATCGGGCAGTAGTTGGCGTTCGACATGGTGGCTCCTTAGATGGTGGTGTTGTGGGAATTAAGTTCTGCCTTCACCGCGTCGATGAGGGCAGACTGCGTTACGTCTTTGGTTTCAAGGGCTTTGATGACTCGCTCGTCAATCGTTGAACGGGCAATAAGGTGATGGATCGAGACCGGGAAACGCTGGCCTTGGCGCGCTAAACGCGCGTTAGTCTGTTGATACAGTTCGAGGCTCCAAGGCGTTGTGTACCAAACCATGTGGTGACCACCTTCCTGCAGGTTCAGGCCGTGGCCAGCCGAGGCCGGATGGATCAGACCAACAGGGATACGCCCGGCGTTCCAGTCCCTCATAGAAGCCGCGTCTGAGAGCTCGCGAGCCTGCGGGAAGGCTTCAAGCAGCCTCGCCAGATCAGACTTGAACCAGTACGCGACCATGACGGGAGAGCCGCTGGCGGCTTCGATAAGCTCGCCCAAGGCCTCAACCTTGGCACCGTGGATCAGCTCAGCCGTGCCTTGCTCGGTGTATAGGCTCCCGGAGGCAAGCTGCATGAGCTTGCCAGACAGTCCGGCCGCGTTCTTCGCGTCTACAAGGCCGCCTGGCAGGCTTAAGAGCATCTGCTCGCCCAGCTGCTTGTACGCGCGCCTAGCAGGTGCTGGAAGATCGACAGGCACCACTGTGGAGGTCACGGGCGGGAGGTCGAGATGATCTACCGCGCTCATCGACAGGGTGATGTCATTGATCCGGGCATAGATCGCCAGGTCCGCGTCATGCTTCAGTTTCCAGGTGAAGATCTGGGCGGCGCTGCGCTTATCCGGCTGGAAAAATTCATCCCGGTAGTGGGTGAGGAAGTGGCCGAGGCGCTTACCGCCATCGATGAGGCGGAACTGCGCCCAGATGTCGAGCAGGCTGTTAGGCGCTGGCGTACCGGTGAGGGCGACCATCCGGGTGATTTTCGGCAGAACGCTTTTCAGGGCCTTGAACCTCTTAGATTGATGGTTCTTGAACGATGAAGACTCATCGAGGATCACCATGTCAAAGGGCCACTGCTTCCCGTAGTTCTCGACCAGCCAGGGAATAGTGTCTCGGCCTACCGTTGTAACCAGCGCGCCTTGCGCGATCGCTTTAGCGCGCTGCTTCGCGTCTCCCACAGCGCAGGCCACGTCCAGGCAGGCCAGGTGGTCCCACTTCGCGGCTTCATCAGCCCAGGTGTCGCGAGCGACGCGAAGAGGGGCGATCACCAAGACGCGGGAGACCTCGAAGCGATTGAGTGCAAGATCCTGGATCGCAGACAGGGTGATCACGGTCTTGCCCAGGCCCATGTCGAGGAAGAGCGCGCACCGGGGGTGCTCCACTACGTAGTCGATAGCGGCGCGTTGGTAGTCATGCGCCTTGAATTGCATTGCACACCGCCTCTACCTCGGAGATGTCATCTAGGACCAGGCACACCGCGCCCAGGCCTCGAAGCTGGTCGATCCGGATCGCCTGGACAGGCCGAGGCTTTTCGCCTGGGGCCTTGACCTCTACGAAGCCGATATGCCCGCCTGGCATGATCACCACCCGGTCAGGCACACCGACCGTCGAGGGTGAGGTGAACTTCCAGCACACACCACCCTTGGCGCGCACCGCTTGGACTAGTTTTTGTTCGACTGTTTTTTCTCGCACACCGGCCTCCTCCGCCGTGTGCTCTGGGGACAAGTAGGACAAGAATTTCGGCAAACTTTGAAAAGCCCTATATATACGTGTATATGTGCCTATATGGGGTACATATATGCCCATTTACTCTATATAGGATTTTCTTGTCCCACTTGTCCCAGAGACTTATTTTTTATTGATATTTAGCGGTTTTTACCGGGAACAAGCTCTGGGACAAGCTCTGGAACAAGTAAATTTTCAACTGTTCTTGTCCCAGAGCGTCGCTCGGAGCTTGTTCCCAAAAATCCGAGCTTGTTCCCAAAACGGCAGACTTTGTCCCGTAGCTTGTCCCATAGCTTGTTGCTAGAAAACATCTTTTTTCGACGCTTCCGGGAGCCTCATAAAAGCCCTCTGCCGTCCGTACGGGCCGCAGTAGACGCGGCGCTTTCCGCTCTCCCAACCAAGCTTCCTCAGCGCGTTTCCGATCCAGTAAGAATCGCGCCTGGACAGGTCCGCTTGACGTTTGTCGAGACACTCGCACCACACCTCAATCACGCTGACACTGCCGCGCTGGACCAGCTCGCGAGGCTCGGAGTCAGGGGCGATCCCAATGAACCAGTTGCGCCTCTCGGCGGCGCTGAGCTTCGCCCAGTCGGACGTGATCTGTCGGTCCAAAAACTCCGCGATCATGCCCACACGTTCGTCAACCTCGATAGCGTCCCGCTGACGATCTTTAGCGATCCTGGCGACCGCGCCCGTCAGGTGCAGCGGCTCTCCTGCGCGCTCCAGCGTCACAGCCTCGCTCCAGATCTGGGCCACATCCCGGTCGGTCAAGTCCCAAGGCTTGGCGATGCAGTCGCCGGTCACGTCCACCGGCCACATACGGCGGTTGCCTGCCGGATCGGTGAGAAAGCCGTCCTCAGCGTTCGTTGTGCCGAAAAAGACGCACTGCCTGGGATGGCGAGAAACTCGGCGCTCGTATGCGCCTCGGTAGATGTCATCCTGGCGTGAGAGGAAGGAACGCAAAGACTCTGTATCAGCTTTCCTCATCCCTGCGAGCTCGCCGAACTCGTGGATCCAGAAGCCTTGGAGCTTTTCTGCGGCCGTCTTATCCCGCGTATCCGCGAGGGAAAGCGAGTCGTTGAACCAGTCTCCGCCCAGGCGCGCAATCAGCGTCGACTTACCGATACCTTGCGGGCCTGCCAGCACCAGCATGGTGTCGAACTTGACTCCAGGCCTCTTGGCACGGCGCACAGCCGCGCAGAGCAGCTTACGTGTCACTGCTCGGGTGTATTCGTCGTCCTCTGCGCCCAGGTAGTCGACCAGTAGAGTGTCTACGCGCTCGATGCCGTCCCAGGTGGGCAGAGTCTTTAGGTAATCACGCACGGGGTGGAATTTGCGTTCGTCCGCGACGATGGCCAGGGCGTTCTTCAGGTCGCGCTCAGCGAAGCGCGCGAAACGCTCCTCCACGTAGGCCGCGAGGTTCGCGTCGTCAACGTCCCTCCAGGGCAGCGCCGGGCGCGCCCAGGGCAGGATGTCACGAACGGCAATAGAGTTCCAGAGTTCGTCATACGCGATACCCTTCAGGT